ACCGACTCCTTCGTCTGTAAACGCTGCACCCAACTCTGCACCAGTTGGTGTTGTCAACGCACGACCCGTTGTTGGGGTCATGGTGTAAACAACCTGTGCTGCACCAGCGAGTGTTGCTGCTGATTGTGTGGTAGCAGCGTCGGTTGCGGCAACAACAGTTACCTTCTCCTCTTTTGCTGCCCACTCTTCAAGACGCTTACGTGTTACTGCGCCTTGTGTGTCGTTTGCTACTAATGGCATGTTTTTCTCCTTATTGGTTAGTGGTCTTAGGCGGTCTTTGCCGTGAGTTTGCCCTGCTTCGCACGGTTGCGACAGGTGAGGTTGCCGTAGCACATAATGAGCGCATAGCGAGCATCGGTGTCTTCTGGCTTGATGAAGTCCGTCTGAGCGAACCACTTGTTGCTGTGACCTACGAGAGTGAGGTACTTCGTGTTGAGGAAGTAGAACACACCAGCGGTGCAATGCACGTCGTACATTACAGGAGCAGCCTTGAACAACAGGTTCTGGAATCCAGCATCTGCAGTCTTGGTGTCGGTGTAACGCAACTGTGGTTGCAACAATGCTTCGTACTTCTCAAACAATGTCTGAGTGGTCAACAAGGTGTCTGGGTGGTCATTACCAACCGAAACGCTGTTGTAAGCGGTGCTCATTTGTGCAAGGGTCAACGCAGTTGCGGTGTTCTCTTCATATGAACGCCAGAACTCGTTGCCTGAAGTTGCTGAGTTAATTCCACCAACGCTGTTGCCGGACTCAACGAGGTTTCCAAGACCGTTCCAGTCTTTTCCGCTGTTGCCAGTTCCGTCTGCAAAGAACATTTGGTTGAACGATTCACGCATTGACTCTTCAGCCTGCATAATCTTGGCTTCAAGCAAGTTGATGATTTCTTGTTCACCGTTGTTCTTGGCTTCTTCAATACCGCTGATTGCGATGGATGCAGCGTACTGCTTCCATTCGTACTCAGCAGCCGAGATTCCCTCTTGTGGTGCCAATGACAGCGAATCGTATCCGCTGTATGAGGCAACAGTTGAGTTCTTGCCGTAGATGAGTGGTTCAACAATCTTCGTACCGCCGTTGAGCATACGAATGCGTCCACCTTCCATCAACTTGTAGGTCAATGGGCGTGCGGTGAACACGTTGTCGGTTAGTTGCGAACGGTAGTTCGCAAGTGTGGTTGAAAGCAACTGGTCAAAGTTGCTGTTTGCTGATGGCATGATTTCTCCTTAAATAGAACGCTAAACGCTTAGTTGCCGTTTTGCGGCTTCGAATGCGTCTCGCAATGATGTGATTGGTTTTGCTGATACATCTGCAGTCTTTGATGTCGTTCCACTAGAAACAACTGAAGCCTGACGCTTTGCTTCTGTGACTTTAGCCTTCTCCTCATCTCGCTTAGCAACTTGCTGGCGAGCAGAACGAGATTGGTCATAAAGTCTGTCAAAAGCAATTTGCTTGTAGACGGCTTCCAAATCAGTTGAACCAATGGCTAACGCCTTTGCCACAACTTCATTGGCATCAAAATCTTCTCCGTATCGGTTTTGAAGAGACTGAACCTTTCGTTCCAAATCATTCATTGCCTTCTCTTGTTCAAAGGCTTGAATGCGTTGTTCCAATTGTCGGTACTGCTTTTCAACTGGGTCTATAAACAGGTCTTCTTCTTCAGAAGGTGTCTGAGATACACCGTAGTGCTGGGAAAGCAGACTTAAAGTACCTTGAGGGTCGTTTTGCAAGGCTTCCTGCAAAGCGGCACCAAACTGTACCTGTCTCCTTTGCTCACTGAGTTCCTGAGTCTTGCGGGTATAGTCCGCTTGACGTTGGTATCCAGAAAGCGCCTCTTTGAGAGGCACACGGACTTCTTCACCATCAACTTGTACAGAAACATATTTGTCTCCAAACTCGTCAACAGGAAGCAAATCAATCTGCTCCTCGGTTAAGGCATCAACTACATCCGCAACTTCCTGAGATTGTCCTAGGTCTTCTAGGGTCTCATCGGCTGTGACTTCATTGCTATTTATTTCGCTCATTTAAGAGTCCTCCATGGGTTGCTCTATTGATAGGGTTTATTCGTTACATTCCCGGCGGCATTCCACCTTGCTGTGATAACAACGCCAAGATTTCTGGTGGCAACTGACCCCCACCCATTTGTTCCACTCCAGCATCAGAAGGCAATCCCTGTGGTGGCATGCCTTGTGGCATCATCCCCTCTGGAGGCATTCCACCTTCTGGTGGCATCATCGCCTCAGGTGGCAAAGCACCCTGTGGTGTCACAGGCTGTGCTGGCATCTGTGGTTGAACAATAAATGAAGCAGCAGAACGGATACCAAATCCGTACTGCAAGACATAGTTAGCCAACTTAGGCATGTCAATAATCCCTGCAGAAGCAAAAGGTGCCATTGCATCAACAACCTGCATTGCTCTCTGACGACGGAACGATTCGTTAACTGGCTGAGTTGAACCACCTTCTACCTCAAAGTCAAACTCACCCTTGATGTAATCCTTGTCAAACTCCAACCAAAGTGGCTCAGCCTCTGAGCCTTGGATGCGTACAGCCTGTTCGCCTGTGAGATACTGCTGAGCAAGCATGATTAGGCGCTTAGCAATTTCAGCGATGCTGAGTTCAATGATTGCCAACTTCTCTGATGAACGAGCGTTAGCGTTGTCCTGAATAATGCCAGCCTCAGTCGCTGTGCGCCTGATTTCCGGCATGCCTCCTCGCATGTATTCAGACACACCAGACACACGGTCAATATCTGAAGAAATGAGACTTGACTGGTTATAAAACTCTGGTGGACTAATAACTGCTGGCATTGGTCCAACAACACTTGCAATGTTTTCTTCTGAAATCACAGGAACCATCACGTTGTCTTCATCAGACTCAAGTGCTGCACGGCCATCAGCGTCAAATGCTGATTCCTTGTACAACCATTTGCGTGAGAAACGCTTACGATGGTTCATCATCTGTGTACGGGTCTGATTCAGTTCCTGTTGCAAAGGTTCAATTGCCTCTAACTCACCCATTGGGTAGAAGTGTTCAGGAATGTCATAGTTGCGAATCATGACAAACGGATGACCGTAAGCAAACGGAATATTGGTTGGTGCAATCAGAAACTTGTCTGTGCCTTCACAGAACACCGACATGGTGTTTCGGTCAATGTCGTACCATTCCCAAATTTCTACATATGAGTCACTTGGGTCTGTTGAACGGCGAGGCGAATAACCATCTTGACCATACTTTGAATAATGCGATGGTGAAGCCTCTTTACGGGCTGCAGAGTTATAACGCTTATCCTTCTTCACTTCTGGAAGAGGACGACGAATACGTTGTGCAATCCACTTGATGTCATGCATGTTTGTGGCATCCGGGTCAACAAAGATGTCAAACATTGAAACACGCTCAACAAACGGTTGGTCCTCTTTGATAACCATGTTTGATTCAACAGCAGATTCAACACGATTTTCTGCTAGTTCATCAAAGTTGTCAAACGTTGGAACAGCCTCATCAACAATCTGTTCTTCTTCAATAAAACGGTATCCAGTCTTAATCCATCCATGACCACAAATCAACATGTCTTTTACTGCACGACGCAGTTCTTTCTGACAGTCATAATGCTTCCACCAATAGTTGATAATTGCTTCTGTGACAACAGCCTTGTCGCTATCTTCGTAGCGACGAGCATTGACTGAAATCTTTGGGTAGTTGATGGAAACCGATGGTGCAACAACGTTAATTGTTGCAAACGCAATGTTGACAAGCAGACGGTCTTCTTCAGAAACACCCTTGTAATGTTTGCCACGATACATGTCAATCATGCGACGCCAAATCTCATCGTAGGCTTCTTCATGTCGCCAACGGCGTGACTGTTCTAGTTTGTCACGGTACTGTTTAAGAATTTCACTATTTGCTGTACGTGCCATTAGTCTTCCTTTCGTCCTTCATGCCAACCAATATGCTGGTCCAATCTGCTACCAATTTTGTCAACTTTTGAACCAATCATTTTGAGCAGGATTCTGCCTTCTTCATGTTGTTCCGTATTTTCTTTACGCAATTTTTGCAGAACGACGACGAGGGGTCCCGATATGATTGCGACAACAATCGGTACCCATACCACCTCCATCTCAAATCCAACGACTTCCGACAGGCTCGGCATTAATACCGGCTTCCTTGGCTACACGAACCTGCTCATCAGCCCGTTCCTTAACGGTTGGTCCATGAAAGTCCTCTTGCCCATACGTGAAACCCAGACGAATAGTCTTTACATGGCACTTAAAGCAAATTGAACCACGACGGGGCAATTCATCTGCCTCAAAAGTCGACAAACACTCTAAACAGCGGAATTCGTTCATAACTATAAACCAAGTTCGTTACTCTCGTACATTGAACGCACCAATCGGGGTTTTAACTTCCTGTTTTTCACGGATTAGGAACTTTTCCCACCAACCCAAAGTATTCCTAATTGGCTCAGCATCAACCCTGTACTCAGGTAGCCAAACATACTTAAGCATCTGATTGCAAATAGCCAACGACATAACACGGTCGTCATGTGGGCTACCATGCATCTTTCCGTTGGACTCCCTGATAAAAGTCCTAAGTTCTGCAATTGTGTTCTTGTCATAAATGCTTATTGCCGAGTCACGAATTGCTGCATTTAGTTCGTCAATAGCCAAAGGCTTAGAAACCGATGTGGTTCTCCAACCCATAGTGTCACTAATCTTTGGTGTCCGATTGTTCATCTTGCGTTGTCGGTACAGATTCCTGTACCCGACACGCTGTAAACCCTTGATTGTGGTTAGACCGTGGTTGTTTGACTCAACTCCAACCAAAGCGTAGTTGTAATAATAACCCAAAGCCCTAAGTACATCTTCACCAAAAACGTCTGGGTCAACATGACCATGCCAATGCGCAACCAAGTTTCCAGTATTTGCGGAAATCACATGAGCGGAACTGTAGTCTCCATGACCCAAGCCTTCAGCGACGTCAGCACCAACTACATATATTTCGTTCCTGTCCGGGAATTCCCAGATTGCCAGTTCCCCACCATCTTCAATGAATGTGTAATAGTTCTTGCCCATTTCATTCTTGAGATAACCACGGTCTGGTTCAATTAAAGAAATACTTCTTAATGCTTCAAGGTCAAATACTGGACGACCAGAACGAATAAAGGCTTCTTCAGGGTTATCTGGATATTCCTGTGCTAACTGCCAATCTGGCAAGTCACGCTTCTTGGCTTCATACCAATCTTGGTCACGGTCTCCAGCAGACCAAGGAAAGAAGATTCCAGTGAATCGGTTTGTCTCGTTCTGTGAACCAACCCACAACTGATGAAAGATATTGCCCTCACCATTGGCTGTGCTTAGGCAAATAACACGACCACCGACGTCGGCAATAGGTTCAATAGACGCCCACGCTTCTTCGGCGTTAGGCAAGAACGCCATTTCGTCAATGATTACTCGGTACACGGATTCACCACGAGCAGGGTCATTACCAGATGGCAAAGACTCAATTGATGAATCGTTTGCAAAGACCATCTTCAACTGGTTATCTGATAGCAGGTCTGGTCCACGCACACGCATCCACGCAGGTAGCATCTTGTAACCATATTTAGTTTTCTGCAATAACTTAGATGCTTCACGTTCTGTTCGTGAAAGCATTACCGTAAAACGGTCAGGCCAAAAAAATGTTTCCCAAAAAGTAAATGCAGCAGCAAGAGTAGAGAACCCAATCTGTCGTGCTTTCAGCACAATGCTGTAGCGAGAATCAATCCATACTCGTACTGTTTCTTCTTGCGCTTCACGCAAGGTGAACTTGATACGACCACGCTCAGGATGTCTGATTGTCCAATGAGTAGCACAAAAGTGTGAAAATGCAGCCACCAACTCTTCGGTGGTTGCACCTTCACTACCTTTGCATTTTCTCCACTCCTTCTCGTTGAGAAGGTCGGTGAGTTCCATTATGCCTTCTTAACGGCTGCCTTCTTTGCTGCAATCTTTTTAGGAGTTGCACCAAATGCTGCATCAATTTCATCTTTGGTGAGAACACCATCAATGCTTGCTTTTGCAAGCGACTCAGCAACTTTGAAGATGGACACAGCACCAGCAATCAATGCTGACTTCCAGACTTCTAGGTCTGG